AATCCTTAATGTTCTGCTATTTATGTTTTTTTTTAAACTCCAATTCTTTGATTTGGAAAATTGATTCTGCTTGCTCGCGGGTAAGACTGTAGCGCAGACGGAGTCTTTCTAGTTCATCGTGTTCTTCTACAGTCAGTACTCCGTCGGCAATAGCATCAGCCACAGCAGCTTCAAATTCACTCTTGCGACGATCTACCAATTTGGCAAATGCATTTGCAATAATACCAGTTAACAATGCCACACTGCACACACCCATTAAAGCTGTGATTGCACCTATGATCTTACCGATGGCAGTAACTGGACTAACATCGCCGTAGCCCACTGTGGTTAACGTAATGATACTCCACCACATAGCGTCGGGAATAGAGCCAAATTTATCAGGTTGCACATTATGTTCAACGAAATACATTGCGGCTGATGTCATTAACAGTCCAATGAAGAAAATATACATGGCAGATATAAAAGTATCACGTTCGTGGTAGATAGCGTGAGACAAATCTTCAAGAGCAGTATTGTAATGTGAAAATTTCAGTATTCGCAACATTCGTAATACTCGTAAGAATCTTAAATCTAATCCAGGGAACAGCACTTGAAGATAAAACGGCACAGTAGCCACAAAATCTACTATACCATGAAAACTGAAAATGTATGCGGATTTTTCCCCCGATGGACTTGCCCATATTCTGAGCATATATTCTAAAGTAAAAACTATAACGGAAAATACTTCGAGTTGATGAAAATAACTTGCATAGGCCTGATGTATTGGAGCAATACTTTCGGCTATGATAGCTATGATGTTCACAGCAACTAGAATCATAATAAATGAATCTATTGCAATTCGTAGTCGATCGTTGGCGCGATCTCGATAAAAAACTTCTTGTAGTCTGGTTTGAAACTGAGTTAACAACATACTGCTTTACTGCCTTACAACTTTTTACTTTATTATTGTAGAACGAGGGGATAATCCCCTCGTTCTCCATACTGTGATACTAGATCACAGCTTTTTTACGCAGGCTGGATGTTGCTGGCCTGCTGGCCTTTCATACCCTGAGTCACTTCAAACCTTACACTCTGTCCTTCTTGTAGGCTCTTGAAGCCACTCGAATTAATCTGTGAAAAGTGAGCAAATAAGTCTGCGCCACCATCGTCCGGTGTAATGAATCCAAAACCTTTGGCGTCGTTAAACCATTTTACTTTTCCTGTTACCATTTTACTTTTTTCCTTGTGTTAAAAATGTTTATCTGTGTGTGAGTTATTTAATCCAACCTATGTTTTCACCGGCTGATTTGCGGCGATCATGTTCCTCAACTGAACTGGGATAACGCCAAGCCCATAGGGCTACGCAGGCCATGAAGATTGCAGTAGATATTATCCCTATGGGCTTAACACCAGTGCTATACATCAATACTAAACTTAAACTCATCATAGCTAACATAAAGTATTTCATCTTTTGAGGAAATACTCGCTTTTCACTCCAATTAGTTAGGAACGGACCAAACAGTTTATGATTATATATCCAGCGGTGCATACGTTCTGAACCTTTAGAAAAACAGTAGGCGGAGAACACAATAAAAGGTGAGTACGGTATACCCGGAGTTATCAATCCTATATAGGCCATGCCCAAACTGATAAATCCTATTATGTTCCAAAATAATTTTTTCATGTTATGCCTTTATTAATAATTGTTATTTGAAATTAATCTTCTAACCAACTGTACGGCGGATCTATAAATCCAATTGCCAACGACAAACGAAATCCTGCCTGCTTGTTCACAACAATGTCGTGTGGAATACTAGAATTAAACACTATGGGTTTTGTTAATTCAAGTTCTGAAATCAATGGAAAAGGTCCCTTGCTAATAATAGCTTTGTATATGGTACCGTCGGGTGTGGTCTGAGCCACAATTTGATCGGGTGGAACATCGTAGAATCTAGTGATCGATCCCGAAGTGTTTTGGAGAGGAAGTAAAATTCTTACATCTATTTTTCCGTCGGCTAAATCGTCATCGGTATGTAATAGGTTTTCAGCTCGAGAAGTCAAACCTATTAACGCCACATATCGTACAACTAATCCATGTTGATTTATCCATTCAGATAATGCAGGAACATTCTCTAATAGAGGATTAGGATCAAGCCAGTTCCAAGTAGCTTCTGGATTCATTCCGCTTTTAGGTTCACTGATTGCAGTGGTTTTTTCGTTGAGATATTTTAAAATTTCTACGACCAGTGCGTCATAGTTTGGAATTTCTATAAATTTGAATGGGTGCATAATTTTAATCTTTACAAATAAATTTTTGAAATCTAGACACAGCATCTTCCCAAGTTGATATTTGATCAATACTGAATCTTACACTTAGTCCGCATCTGTATGGTGCCGATGTAGAAAAACTCACTGCATGGGGTGTACTGGTATTGAACAGTATCGGAGAAAAATCATATTTAGAGTTAATCTCCGCGTGTTCGATTACTGTTGCGGGTCCTTGATAAAATATACCGCTTAGGTGATTCCACGGATACGTTGGATCGTCAGGCGGCAAGTGCTGTTCGCATTCAGAGACATCGTACCAAAAGATATTGCTGTGTATATTTGAATTTAATTCCCAATTAACAGCAAATGGAACTGTATTCCATTTATCGTTATGCCAAGTTAAGTCTTTGTGTATGAATTGGTTAGCTTCTTGATCAGATCTAGATGAATAGTTCAAAGCAAAAACAATAGCTACGCTTGGAACCATTCCGATGCTTTTAAATTGATCCATTAATTCCGGTGTTAAAAAATTTACAGTATCTTCAAAAAAATTATATTCATTCTCTGCATATAACGCCAAGTCATGATTTATCAGTGGTGATTTTGATAAATTTAATGTACGATAATTATTTGATGTTAACACTGTAAATTAAAACACAATTTCTACGTTATGCTGCCACTATACGATTAGGCACGGACGATTCTATAATTTCAGCATGTAAATTAACTGTAAACTTACCCCCGGCTGCACCGTTGAGTGTAGCTAATCTGTTAATTGGTTTACCGATTCTTACAGATTGGCCACCATACGGCAAATTTGGAATAGCATAGCTGATGTGTATCCACACAGTTTTTCCTGGCAGATATTCCAACAGCAGCTGATCGTATGGAATGTTTTTTTCTATCCATCGAGCAATCTCGAAATAACTGTGTGCTGGAACACCGCGAAATTGTAGGTCCGCTGCCTGTCCTGTGCCGTGTTGTGCCTGACCCGATCCATGTCTATATGTGTTAGTGATCAACATGCTGGGATATTTGGCCTTAATTGGCTCAAGAATATTAAGGGCTAATGCAGCTAAATTGTTTACAATATTTTGAATTGGCAGGCCTTTTACGTTATCTGCTAGTTGAGCAATCGTTCTAGGAAACGTAACGTTTTTTATCGCTTGCCCTAGTGTGAATCCGTTCGGAGTTAATAATGTAGAATAAGAAATATCACCTGTTACTGCTGATACAGGCCTGCCTGGAACTGGAGCAGATGGAGGTATTCCTAATCCCTTAGGTGTAGGAGTAGTGGTCAATGTCTTATGTTCTTCAGCGGTGATTCTGCCTTCTGCTAAAAATCTATCTGCTTCTACTTTACCAGCAGTGTTGTCGTCATCACCTTCCACATTCTGTACAGCTGACACCACTGTTACCTTTGGCACCGATGTAGCTGAAAAAGTTCCGGGGACTGTAGCGGCATTGTAAAGTGCAATTTCTACACCGTTGGCAAACACATTGAACGGATTGTATAGGGGTTCCTGTCTGCTTAAGGTGCCTGCTGAGTGATCGTGCGGGACAAGATAGTGTCCGCCAGCACTGCTTGATCCCGCACCGGGAGTGGTCGACTGTGGGGTTGGGGTAGTTGCCAACTTTAGAAATCCTTAGGTAAATCTTTTATTTTATTATAAAAGGCTTCAAATTCTGCTAAAGTAATTTTTTCAGGACCTGCATTTTCAACGTATAATTTATAGGTTGAAATTAATCCAATCCAATCTTGTGGTCCTTTCATATGTATACCGTCACCTTTGGATCGATCATAAATGCCTGCAAGAGATTCTGCAGAATTTTCAGATGCCTGTGCAATTTCCGATAAAATTGTACCCAGTGGCGTTGACCCATTATTAAAAGAAACAGCAAGAACATTTGCAATAGTTTCAGATGCTCTTGCGGTATTTTCAGATGCCTGTGCAATTTCCGATAAAATTGTACCCAGTGGCGTTGACCCATTATCAAATACGATGTTAAAGTTTGCACAATTAATGGTATGTGCTGCACTGTTAAGTATTTGTGCATAGACTTGTGCTGCGCTACCTTTGCTTGTGCCACTTCCGCTAGAAGTGCCTCCTGTAGGAGTAGCTCCGCCAGTGCCTCCGGTTCCCGAAAAGCTAGTGCTGCCATTCCCAAAAAATTCATCTTCAGATATGGTAGAAGTTGTAATTTCAGTTGACAGATTTGTCAGTGCCGTTGCTAAAGACGTAAGACCAACTAGCGTCGCCTGGGCAGACAGAGTAGTTGCTTGAGATGCTAGTAATGCTCTAGCTGCGGTATATGTAATAGCCATGATATACTATTTAAGCCATTGCGATCCCAGTGGTCTGCTGTATAAATTGATCAGCAAATGATTTATCTGTGGCTTCTACCACAGCCACTACACCCTTAGCTATTCTTACTTCTTTGCTGGGATCCACGGTGAACAGATAGGGCATCAGTGCGGGCCCTTTTGGACTCATAGCAATCACCATGGGATGAGACAGTTTATAGTGCATGACCTGATCATCTGCTAATTTTGCTACTAGTTCTTCACCGCTGGTGAGTTTTAATGTAACCACTTCTCCTACTGCAACACCTTTGTCTATCAACATCATAATTTTCCTTCGCCGAATCCGCCGGCTGTTTGTTCTAAATAAATTCTAAGTTCTGTAAAGCCGCCGACTAATTGATTGTTAATGAAGATCTGTGGAACTGTGCGAGCTGTAGGCACAGCTTCTAAAAGTTCTTCTCTGGTGTAGCCGTCACCGATCTTGCGTTCTTCATATGCTATGTTCCGCTGTGTGAGCAAGGCCTTGGCCTGATCACAGTAGGGACAGTTATATTTGCTCCATACAATTGCTTTCATTATATTTCCTTGATTAACCTGTGTACACAATACCGCCTTTCTTGTCTGTGACCCTGACCAGCAGCATGCCTTTGTTTTTATAACTCAGTGCGGCTGCGATGGCAGCTTGTTCACTGCCATAGTGTCCTATTGTGGTCCAAGATTCGTAAGGGTTGTTTCTTTTAAATTGTGCTTTGTACATGGTTTATTATATAGCCGGAAGAGCATCGTAGTCAAGATTTTCTCCCATGACTCCGATTACATAGTTGGTGCTTTCACTTTCTTGTAGAGCTGTTTGTTTTTTACTGGTATCAACGTGTTTGTTGAACCAAGGGATTGGAGTTGACTTAGGGGCACTGGCTTGATACTTAATGCCAATATCTTTCAATGCGCCAACTGCGGTGAAGTCTACGAAGTCACGCAGAATGTTGGCGTTCAACCCAATCACTGGACCCATTTTAAACAGGTATGTGGCCCAATCCTTTTCTTCACGAATCACATCTATATACAATGCATATACTTCTGCTTCACATTCTGCTTTGGCTTCTAAGAATCTAGGATCATCCTTGATCACTTGATTGATTAAGTAAGCTGTCCAACCTTTGTGTAGCAGTTCGTCTTGCAGGATTAGGCTGATGATATTGCCGTTACCGATAAAGATTTTGTTCTCAACCATTGCTAATGATGTAGCGAATGACACCATGAAACGAAATGCTTCTAAAGCATATGATGCATGTAGTGCCATCCAAATTGCTTTGATGTATTCCATTTCTGGAATCGTTTCACCTAGTTCTTTGCGACAGTTAATAACATGCAATTTGTCATAGTAGTTGCCTACTGAACTGGCCATGTCTACGATTTCTTTGGTGTCATGAATGGTGTTGAACACATCCTTGGGCACGTTGTAGATGTTGCGAATGATGTGACTGTATGACTTGCTGTGAATATTAGTTTCAAAGAATCCCCAGTTGTACATCAGTGCCTCTACTTCTGGTAGACTGCACACAGGAGTGAATACCTGTGTTGGACCACGGCCTTGCAAACTATCCAATGCTGTTTGTCGTAGCAGGTTACTGGTAAAGATATGTTTGACCGCATCACTAGCGTCTTTAAAATCATTTGAATCTTTGGTAAGGCTGATCTCTTCAGGTTGCCAAAAAAATCCACGTGCTGTGGCTTCGAAGTCTGCGATCTTCTTGTACTTGACTTCTTCAAAACGTTGGATAGTAACTGGCCCTGCTGGATCCAGGAACATCTTGCGATTAAGATAGTCTGTCTTTGTGTTTAGGTTATATTGTTGTTTGCTCATAATTTACATGCTAAACAATCCTCTTCATCCTCGATCAACTCTCGTTCATTGTGGAATCCGTTGTAATGCACTTCTGGTGTCAGTTCTGCCTGCTGTTTGCTGCCTGCTTTATTGATAAGACTGTAGTAGAATGTTTTTAATCCCCATACATGTGCCTGCATCAAATTTTTAGCGATTAATGTAGTTGGAACTTTACGGTCTGCCCAGTGTGCGGGATTATAGAAAGTATTTGTGCTGATTGATTGATCCACATATGCTGCTAACACCGCGGCGGTTTTCAAATAGCCATCACAGTCTCGTTGGTCCCACATCAGTTGATATTTGTGTTTGAGCCTATTATATTCTGGTACTACCTGGGTGAATGATCCAGCCTTGGATTCTTTAGTAGAGATAAGACTCATAGGCAGTTCGATACCGTTAGTACTGTTAATAACAACACTGCTTGACTCCACAGGAGCAATAGCCATAAGAGTAGCATTTCGTACGCCATGGTGTATCATCTCCTTTCTCAGTGATTCCCAGTCGAGTTCCGGGGTAAAATCGGCGAGATCGTTGACTCCTGCGGCTCTTCTTTCCCAAGGGAATTCTCCTTGTCCGTATCTTGTTCTGTCTGAGTCTTTGCACTTTCCTCTTTCTTTCGCCAGCTCGACCGTGGCTTCTGTAAGGTAAAAGGCCTGATGCTCCATCCATGTTTTAACTTCTGCCAATGCATCTTTGTCGCCATATTTTATTCCCCTTCTTGCATGCCAATAAGCAAGGTTAGTTACACCAATACCTAAGGGTTGAATTTCATCGTTGCTGAGCTTGCTCTGGATGCTCAAGAAATCTTGATAGTCCAAGATGTTGCACAGACTACGCTGTAGTATGCGACATGCCCGGCGCATGTCTTCTGGGTTACGGAACGCACCCCAGTTGATGGATCCCAGTGTGCATAACGCTATGCGTCCCTCCTCGTCGTCTAATCTCTTAAATGAACGGGTTGGCAATAAGATCTCACAGCACAAGTTACTTTGATATATGGTATGGTACTCAGGATCAAACGGACCTTGATTCATAACGTTATCAATAAACACCAAATAGATGCGACCTGTATCTGTACGCTCCTTCAAAATGCCAGACTTGAATACTTCTTCAGCTGACATTGTTTTCTTACGTAGGTCTTTACGTTTTTCATACTTCACATACAATTCTTCAAACCGTTGAATG